GACCGGGGCCGAAGCGATGAATTACAGGGCAATCAACTTGGGGAAGGTTGAGCATGTGACGCGCTGCCGCGTCAATATCAAGAGATCGCTTTAGTTCTGTTTCTTTCTTCTCGGCCAGCATCTCATCACTCCTATTCAGGGCATGTGAGCTGCTGGCGGCTCTTGTTGCTCAGCAAGTACATTTTGGCCTCACTTTTGCCAATTTGCAAGCTTTTAGGTGATTTCTCTCCCGGTTGCGCTGATTGTCAGGGACGTAGCAGCGCTTGCCAGGGTAGAAATGAACCCGCTAGGCTCAAGGCTCTGCCCTACCAATTCAGGGCAGTTGTACGTTTCTCCAGGGGCTATCCCCTTGGCATGCTATCCCCTTGGCATCCATAACAAGATTGGCTGCACCAGCAGAGCCAAGAGCCGCAACCAGATTCACACTGAATGTGACAACGCCTGCTGTAGTATTTGTTACCGTGAACTTATCAATCACGGTCTTGCAGTTGACTGCCGTATATTGTGAGGTTTGGACTGCCTCAGCCTGCTTCCTCGGAATGATGTTTACTACTGTAATAGTCATGATTTCACCTAATCAAATTCAACCCATTCTATCTGGGTTGCTACGTTAGAAGTTCCGCTGAATGATGTTGCATAGACAACAAATACCTGACTATTCGTTGATGTAAAATTCTGGCTTATAAAGCTATGCGTATTGATGAATGTTGAATCATACTGAACAGATCCAGCAGCAGCGCCAAGGCCTGCGATCACCTGTCCTGATGTAACTACGTGCTCAGGGTTTCCTGTTATTGCCGTGATATCTGTTGAATACTCAACACCACTAGAAGCTGATGCGGAAGTCCAAGTGGCTGTTATTGCTGTTGGAGCATGACAATGAGCTAGCTCCAATAGAGCATTATTAGTGCTTGCTATGGCTGTACCAGATAAGAACCTGACGGTTTTTCTATTTGGCTGGCCAGTTGGAAATGCTGATTTAAGCCTAATGGCAAATATCGGAGCTCGCGTTGTAACGGCTCTTGTAGTTATACCGTTTCCAGCTGATAGCTCAATTCCAGGTATAGCATAACCGCCTTCACTATTTACTGAGTAGCATATCTGCTCAAGAGTTGTAGCGCTTGCAGTTACTCCAGTATTCGTTATCTGATACCTGACAGGTAGAGACGGTGTTTTCATGTATACAAGAGATAGAACATTAGCGTTCAATACCTCGTGAACTGGAACAATCACTCCGTCAATATCTAGTGAAAACCTGATGCGCCCAACTCCAAGCCATTGAAAGTCAATAATAAATATATTAGTCTTCGTGATATCAAGAGTTATTCCTGACGGTCCAGTTCCGTCAAGTTTATCAATATTGAAGCTTGATTGCGCCGTGAATGCATCAACTGCTGCGCCACTCGTTGCTGTTCTAACAACAACTCCAAAAGTCGTATCTTGAAGCTTGAAGAATAGCCCGTTTAGATCATCGCCATACCCTATATATTGGCTTACGTTCGTCTTACCTGCGCCAAATACTCCAGTCATCACAATCATCTGTGATTTACCTGGAACATACCCAAAGTACCTAACCGATTGCCTGATCACACTGTCACCACTGGCAGTGGTAACAGTTAGGTATGATGAGCTTCTGTTATATTGGTATGTTGATGTCCCGCTTCCGGCAATGACTGTCTCTATCTCGTCCCATGCGAATTAGAAACGCGAAGGCGGCTAAATGCGTCAAGATTTGGGCTGTCCTGATACCTTATCTCGTTGTTCGCTGGGTATACTGTGACTGGCATTAGACGCACTCAGCTCCGCTTACGTTAATGGTTGATCCTGCTGCTGATGCGGTCGTTCTGATGGAGTCGCCAGCATTCAGGACTTGTGAGCCTGACCACTGGAAAATCCCATACCCTGGCACTGATACATTAGGAATCAGCGTATTTGCAGCTCCTGGCGATCCTCCTGATTCAACAAGATAGACCGTCACATTGATTGCTGCTGCAGTCGTATTTGACAGATCAATATCCTTAACTATCGACCTGATTCCGCTTGGCGTGGTGTAGACGGTATCAACCGTAGGAGATGCGCTGATTGCTCCTCGCCCAAGTTTGGCAGGAGTGATTAAATCGTAAGCCATGACAGCACCAAATTAGACCGTGAACGGCGCTCAGCCGACAATGACAAATCATGTGCAAGCTGTGCCTTTGACTCCAAGGCTGATTCATTCAATTCTGAGTCTTTCGCTTTGATGAATGATTCTTCTATCTGGCTCCTCATGCTAGGCTCAATGGATGCAAGAATGGAAAACATCTCTCCAGATATGCGCTCAATGCTATCAAGTGCCTCCTGCGCTCTCGATGCTGCATAGCTTCCTATATTTGAAGCCTCTTCAGCAAGCCTAGTGAGAGTCACAACGTCAGCAGGGAGAAGAACATTAGCGCTAACAACAGTCTTTGATGAACTCTGCAAGCTGCTGCCGGGTGACTGAAAACAGATTGTCAGGCATACAAAGGCTCCAGCCTAGCTTCTAGTCGAGCAAATGACATATGTGCATCACTTGTTCCTCTGAACTTCTGAATGCGCCAGTTCTTCATATATCCCTGTGATAGCCAGTTGATGCGCTTGTTTCTTTCCCCCTGCTTTCCGGCAGTCCTGGACTTCTCAATGCTCCATGTTTCGCCATCAGTAGAGTAGGATGTCCAGATGGTCGGATTGCTGCCAAATGCGGACCTACCAGTGAGCGAGACTAGCTCCAGTTCGTGGAATATCGCGCCCTTGCTTTCGTTATAGACTATCGATGTCCCAAATTCCCATCCAACCATGTTTCCATAGTGGGATGATATGGAATTAGTCAGATATCCAATTCTTGAGCTTGTTGGATCGCCAAACTCCCATCGATTGTTAATCCATACAAAGTTTCTAGCCTTGTATTTCTCATGAGTTACTATTCCAGAATCCAGGGTAAACCATACGTTTTCGCCGGTAATCCTGCTTGCCTCTCCGTCATATACGAGCGTTTGATCTGGCAGGTGGATGTACAGCAACTGATGCCCATCAAATACGCGGACTTCCATTACGGAACTAGACAGCTCTGATTCTGTATATGTAAATAGGATCTGGTCTATTTCCCTAGTTGCAATCTTGGCGGTTGAGCCATTAAGGCCAATCCATACAGATATAGCCTCATCTCGGCCTCCGCCAAGAAAAGCTAATCGCTCCATGAATACGGCAGCGCAGTTAGTTCCAATAACTCCGCGCATTAGCTGGGCTCCTTCTACCCTCTGGAATGGGAAGAAGTCTCCACCGACATTATTGAAGACCTCAACGGTATATCGGTTAAGGGCATACGGTTCATTGCGAAGCTTCAGGATTCCCTTAATCGGGTCAGGGTCTGCCTCTGATGAACCGTATTTTAGCGGGTTAATAACCGTTGGGTCTGTTAGCTCGGTGACAATCAAGTATTGTCCATCCGTAGACATGAAGTATCCATCAACCCATATGAAGTCTACGCACACACCTAAGTCTGGATCGGTAACTTTCGTCAATGTTCCGTTCCAGTAATACAGACTTCCAGACGAAGCAATAGCGAGACGGTCAAATGAGTAGTCCATCGTCACCTGACCAGAACCGCCAACATCTCCAAGAACGACATATGATCCATCACTGTTAACGGTGACAAGCTTTGTCCCCATCACGCGATAATGGACGCCATTCCAGTTTATCCCTCCGCGATCTACACCAGGGCCAGTACCAAGCTGAACAAGCCCATCTGCGGGACGTAGATAACCTGAGGATATGCCCTGAGTCTTCGGAACAGGAATCAGGTTGCGAGGATAGGAAGTCCTGAAGTCAGATGCTTCATCTGTATAAATCCCATTCAAGATGGGGATTTGCATCAATAGCCGCCTTCACCACTCATGAAGTGAGCTGTAGTTCCTGCAGCGCTGATATGGGCAAGAGTATCGTGATCTTGCGGCTTCTCGATGTAGATGCTTGAGTTTGGCATTACAACAACATCCGCAGTCGTGGCGGTCACTGTCCCATCTGATGCGATCCCCGTGCGGAAATACATCGGATTAGTAGCGCCAGTATTGGTAGCTTTTATGGTCTTGTCGCTTTTCCCGATGGTGATAGTTGCCGATGCGGCAGCAGGAGATACGCTCTGACCAGAACCATAATGCGGCTTAAACGGTGCGCGAATAGTCATTTTTTACCCCACACGATACCAAGTTGACATCACGCTATCAAAGCGCAACCTGAAGAAATCATTTGCTAGCATTGAGGTAGGAGCGCCAATCACGGTTCCGCCATTACCATTCACTGTCAGCGTAGTGATTGCCTGCGTACAATTCACCAGAACCTCCTGCTTATCTAGCGTATTAGTAGACAAAGGAAGCAGCAAGGTAAGCGCCGCGAGACCGGCAGAAGGCGTCAGAATCAGCCAGACGCTATTCTGTGAATCTGTTACATTGACTGTTGCTCCTGTTACCGGAGCTGAATACTGAGTAACCTTGTCGTCTACAAAAGTAACTTGCGTTGCCAGCCATGCAGAGAATGCGCTAAGCGACACCTTGCGAGTATCGCCGCTGTATTGAGAGAATAGAGGGAGAAGATCACTCCCTGATATATTTACAGCCGCATTCAAATAGTTAATTGTCGTCATTTCATCACCTTAAACAAAGTCAATAGGCCCATTTGAATCAGCTTCAATGTCATCCTGTGGAGGTATAACATAGGGGTTTGTCATATTGCGCCAAGGCTTGCTTCCCTGGCCTCGTGGCATCGTGCTTGGCATCTGTAGTTCATGGATAGGATAGAGCGCCTGAGTCGCCATGTTGTTATATGATAGCTTTGCAGATGCGAGCAAATCAGGAGGGAGCTGCTTGCCAATCGTGCGTCCAATCCTGACGGCAAGATTCTGATATATGCATTCAATAGCAAAATCTGGGACTCCAGAATCATCGTCAAGGCTACTATCAGCCTGAGTCGATGGGATTGGGTATCCAATGCTAATTCCATTTGCATCCCATCCGGCAACCATTGCATCCATGCGATAAAGCGCACTATTAAGTTGCTCAGGCTGGAGATCAAAGAAATAAGACGCTAGACCAAGCTCCTCATATGCTGCTTCAACAAATTGGCGCTTAGTCCAGCTCATCTGTTATTCCTCTAGCGCTTTCAGTGCTTCTTCAATCTTATCAATTAGCTTCAAATCAGAAGTGCGTCCATCGAACTTTATCCCAAGCTCTTTGGCTTTCATTTCCAGTTCATCACGAGTGATTGGCTTGTATTCGTCTGCAGATTCAATCTTCTTCTCTGTCTTTTCTGCATGCTTTCCTTCGATAGCTTCAGGAAGAGTGAAGAACCATCCATCATCCATTGCTTTCATCAGCTCAGTATCGTCAGCCACAATCATCTGATCATAAGATCCGCCATGACGCTGATGAGGGCCGCCGTTCTTGAATACTACGCGTGGATAACTCATTTCTTACCGCCTTTCTTTGCTGATTTCTTTGGCATAGGAGGAGCTTTGGATGGCTTGCCTGCTTTTTTAGCCGCTTCTCGTGCCGTGCTCAGAGCAATAGCTACAGCCTGATTCTTTGGTTTTCCTGCCTTCATCTCTGTAGCGATATTCTTGCTGATTGATTTCTGGCTAAAGCCTTTAACCCTTGGCATTGCTTGATCTCCTCTTCTTTGGCGCGGCTTTCTTGACAACCATAATAACAGGAGGGCGCATTGGCATGGCTTCCATCATACGTTCACCAATGCATTTCTGAGATTTCTTTGCCATTTCTTACTCCTATAGAAAGGGGGCCGAAGCCCCCAATCCATTAGGTATTAGCAAGGCTGTAGGTGATGAAGGTATCAGCCGCAGTCTTGCGGGTACGGAACAAGCCAGCCTTACCAGCAGCAACCACCATATTTCCAACCAGGGTATGGCCTGCTGAAGCGGTTACGGTGAAGGCGTTTGCGCCGGTAGTGATGACAGTCCAATCAACCGAATCACCGATATCCCAAGAGCTAGCGGAATCCATGATAGCTCCGGTATCTACAGTTCCAGCTACTGCCGCAGCAGTAGTGGAGGTTACGATACCGCCAAGAATCATGGCAGCAGTCACGGTGCCGGTGGCGTTCAGAGCAACCGGATCTCCCTGGTATGCATGTTGATGGATTGATTTAACGTCAGCAGAAGCACCTACCTCATAGACAACCGGAGATGCGCCAGCATATACCTTGTAGGTAGACGCAGCAGTTACAGCAGCCGATTGATACAAGGTTGAAGCCGCAACATTGGCAACAACTGATTCAGTGCTCGGCACATTCGGATAGCCATCAAGAGAGGTGATCTTACAAGCATCCTCGCTATATACGGCAATCTTATCGCTCGCCGCCAGACTTACAGTTGCTTCACCATAAGGATAAACAATATTCATATCTTTCTCCTCAAGAGGTTAGGGCCGGTTTCCCGGCCCTCTATTTATTAGGTCTGACTGAAGAGCATGATGCCCGACATTTCCGGCTGCTTGTTCACGACGCCGAACTTCGTATCAAGGCGATACTTGATCTTCATGGTGTTGATGTCGTAGAACTTCTGCCACACTAGCTCAACGCCCTGATCAGTGCTGGCGCGCATTACAGCAGTACCCGCATCAGTCGGAACGGCATAGCGACCAGGAATCAGCTCAATTGCGTCCTTCTGCCAGAACGGGTTGGCATAGTTTGCAACCGTGTTCAGGAATACCAGAGCGGAGTTAGCTGCCTTGGTGCCGATGGTGCAGTTCTGATACTGAAGCTCTGCATCAGTGCCACCTTGCGCCGTGATCATCGGGGGACTGATAGTCATGGTAGTTCCGGAATCAACTGAGATGACTCGGAAGGTCTTCAGTTGGCCGGTGTCGGTCTTGGTGATGTGATGAACAGCATCCAGGGTAGCAACCGTAAAGCAGTCGCCAGCAGCCACGTTAGCCGTAGAGGATACGGTAATAGTCTGATAACGGTTATCCACGTTGGAGCGTTCGCCAGTGGCAGCAACGCGGGTTGCTACTGGAGTGTAGTAGTTGCCGGCTGCATCCAGGGTAGACATGGTGATACCAGCACCACCAGCAGCAGCAGGAAGACGATAGGCGTAGTCCAGCTTGTAGGTGTCGAAGGATGCCACCTGGCCAACAAAAGCCTTCTCATAAGCGGTTACCGGCTTGCCCTGCATGGTCTGACGACCTGCGAGGTTGCTAGCCATACCGTTATAGTCACGGGTAGACAGAGCCAAATAGCGCTCATAATCGACCACGCCCTGCTCGTTCATGATGGCCTCACACTGAGCCACATCATCAAAACCAGCGGCGGCAGTGGTACGTTTGACAACCAGAGTGCCCTGAAGAGCAGCAACATTCATCACGGCCACGTTGATGTCAGAGGCAAGCTTCTGCTTGGCTGCATCGCCAAGGCGTTTCTCTTGGAGGGAGTCACGAAGCTCAGTAGCAGTCATGATCCAGGGAGAAGCCTTATTGTATCCGATGGTCGCCGGGACAGAAAGCTGAGTCTTAGCGTTAAAGTTGGCAGTCTGGTCTTCGCCATCATACGAAGTTGCAATGTACGGCATCGGACGCCAGATCACGTCAGAGGTGCGCTCCATCATTACCTGATCGGTATTGTAGACGGATACATTGTTGGAGAGTACAAGCGCATCTTGGAAGCCTTCGAGCATCAACTCGAACGCTACGCGCTCTTCTTTGGA